ATCCGCCAGGGCATTGACTGGGGGTACGGGGCTGACCCGTTTGCNTTNGTTCGCTGGCACTACGACAAAACCAGAAGGGTGATATACGCAATAGATGAGATATATGAAGTGAAACTTTCCAATCGTGAGGCGGCCCGGAGACTCGTCGAGAAGGGTTACCACAACGAGCTAATCGTGGCCGACAGCGCCGAGCCGAAGTCAATCGCCGAGATGAAAGACTACGGTCTCTGGATTGCAGGTGCCCAGAAAGGACCTGGTTCAGTTGAATATGGCGAGAAATGGCTTGATGATTTGAACGAGATAGTGATAGACCCAAAACGCACACCACACACCGCAAAAGAGTTTGAGGACGCCGATTATGAAGTTGACAAAGATGGCAATATTAAAAACAAAATAGCCGGGGATAATCACGCTATTGATGCCACCAGGTACGCACATGAAGATGACATGTACGCCGGTGGTATCAAAGTCCTGACATGGAGGTGAGAAAGATTATTACACAAACTGAACTGACCAATAGAATGATTGCAGCGAACGGAACCCCAACGGTGGCAGAGATTATTATGGATTTTATTCAGGAACACGATACAACAGATATGCAGACAGGGGTCAGATACTACAATAACGACAATGATATACGCAAAAGAAAGATATATTACTGGAAAGACGGGGAACGGGTAGTAGACGAGACGCGAAAAAACAACCGGCTGCCACACAACTGGCATAAACTCCTGGTGGACCAGAAAGCGAACTACCTGGTCGGGAACCCGGCTACCTTTGCAGCTAGGAACTTGACTGAGGAAGAAAAAGAAAGTACAGACGATGAAGAGTTTGTAGAAAAAATTAACGACCTGCTCGCTGAAAAATTCGACGACGACATTTGGGAGTTATGCAAAGATGCTTCAAACAAGGGTGTCGCCTGGCTGCATCCGTTCATTGACGAGGAGGGAAACTTCGATTATGCCGTTGTAGACGCAATGGAAGTCGTTCCGATATGGGAGACAACCAGGCAGCGAAAACTTGCGGCAGTAATCAGATACTACATCCTGAAAGTCAACGGGCAAGATAGAATCCGCGCGGAGTACTGGACCCGCGAAGGCGTGCAATACTATCAGGAGAGCGAGGACGGAAAACTTGTCCTAGAAAAGGAAGAGGGCCACTTCCTCTATAACGGAGAGTGGCAGTCATGGGGGAAAGTGCCGTTTATCGCCTTTAAAAACAACGAAGAAATGGTCTCTGACCTGCAGGCGTACAAGGAGCTAATCGACGCGTACGATAAGGCGGTATCGGACCTGGACAACACACTTGAAGAAATTCAGGAGGCGGTTCTGGTCCTGAAAGGTTACCGCGGACAAAACCTCGATGAACTTCACGAAAACCTGCGCTATCATAAAGCTGTCAGTGTCGATGGCCAGGGCGGGGTAGAGTACCTTACAGCAGAAATCCCGATTCAGGCGAAAAAGGAACACCTTGACAGACTCGAAGAAAACATATACACGTTCGGTCAGGGAGTCAACACAAAGACCGACCGATTCGGAACTGCTCCGTCAGGGGTGGCCTTGAAGTTCATGTATGCCTTGCTTGACATGAAAGCCGACAAGACAGAACGGAAGTTTAAGAAGGCACTGAGGGAGTTTCTCTGGTTTATTGCCGAGTATTTCAAGTATGCAGAAAAGAAAGAATACGATTACCGGGCAATCCAGATTACCTTTAACAAGTCAATTATTATCAACGAGGCAGAGAAAATCCAATCTGCTACTATATCAAAAGGGCTCATCTCAGATGAAACAATTGTAGCTAATCATCCCTGGGTAGAAAACCCGCAAGAGGAACTTAAACGCCTGGAAGAGCAGAAACAGGACTTATATGGCACCAGACTCTTTGAAGAACTCAACGCAATGGCCAACGAAACCGCAGGAGTTGAACTGTGATGACTAATGAAGAAAGGTATGAACTCATCCAAAAAACATATCGGAAGAAATACCTCCTGCTCCAGGCACAACTCGAGAAAGAGTTTGGCGACATCTCGAGGAAATTGATGGAGAAAATAAACCGGATAGCTTTTGACTACTCGGATGCAGAGGGGAAATTTCTAGTATCGCAACGCAACCAAATCAAAGCAGAAATCGAGGCTGTTAGCCATTGGCTTTCAAATGAGGTCAGGGATTGGCTAGACAAAAACATCGTCAAGGCTGCCAACACTGCTATCGAAGGACAGGACAACGCGACGGAGTATTATATCCGCTCATTGATTCAACAGGCAGCAGAAAAAGACAAAGCAACTCTCTTGAAAGCCCTCGGTGGAAACGGTGTTCTGCTTCGCGCAAGATATGGTGAAGGCCTTGCAGTTACTATCCGGAACACTGTCTGGAAAACACGCTGGAGTGATGGATTTGCTCTGTCTGAGAGGGTCTGGAAATACGGCGCACTTATAAGCGAAGAACTGCAAGACATGGTGGAACAGTGCGTCAACCAGGGCCTGAGTGCAGTCAACTTCTCCAGAGCCGTTGAGCAGTATCTGGAGAAACCCGGTCCGGCATGGACGACAGCAATACGGCCCAGTGTAACGGGCAGGGGAAGTATTAAGTACAATGCTCTGAGATTAGCCAGAACTGAAACTAATAACGCTTACAGAGAGGCGCAGAGTCTTAGTGCAAAAGAAAGCGAC